CGGTATTCCCTGTAATCGCGTCCGTGTCATTGGCCAGCGCGTTCGCTAGCTCATAAGTAGCGTATTTAATGTCATTTGGGATCGCAGAGCAGGTCAGCTCGACACGATCCACATGATAATTATTGCGAGGCCAGCTTAGAGCTTGGTCCGCATCGCAACGATCACCGTAGAAATTCAACGTGTCGATCCAGCGTGTAGCTGAAATCAATGCACGGTTTTTCTTGTCGTCAGTCTTGTTGTCCCACTGCGTGCTGCTTGGGACGGTTTCAAAATACGCATTGGCTTCTGCCAACGTCACGTAGCTGTTGGCTGTCTCACTCTGGAGCGTGGCGTTGATCGTGGCAGCCATATCAGCAAAAAGGGAAGGCCCCACCTAATGGTAGGGCCATTTGTCTCGTCA